CTTCCTCGGCTTGGTTCTCGCGCTCGGCCCGCCCTTCGAGGAAGCCGCCCAGCGACCGGGCGGCCACGCTCATCCAGCCAACGGCCGGGTCGTAGACCTTGTCGCCAAGGTCCGACTTCTGAAGGGCGCGAGCCGCCTCCAGGCGCTGCCTGCCCATGTCGCCGCCAGAGCCCGGCGTGAACATGGGGACGACGTTGATGCGCGGCATCAGAGGACTCCGTAATCGACGTAGAGGAAGCCACTGCCTTGTTCGTGGATGACCGCGTCAGGGCGCATCCTCATGATTTCCTGCGCCATCACGCCGTACTGCGGCTCGCCGCCCCAGCGGTAACGGAACGTGTACCAATCGATGCCATTCTCGTCGGTGTGGATGTAGCGGATGTCGGTCTTGAGCCTGCGGTCGGACCACTTGAACAGGCCCGCGCCGAGCGTCCCCATCGTGTTGAACATCTGCGCGTTCGACGACGCCTTGGTGGCCGCGTCCCGGCGCTGGAGGTCGGCCGACTGGTAGATGTAATCCCCGATGGGCGTGTTGGCGACGGTCGGGGCGTTGAACTGCTGAAACTGCGGGATGGACACCTGGCCGCCGTTCATCAGCGCCGCCACCTCGTTGAGAGGCTGGTTGCGCATCGTCAGGCGCTCCTGCAAGGCGCGGTCGCGGATCTGCTGGTTGAAGGCTCCTCGTGCGCGCTCCTCGCCGCCCGCCGCCCGCGCCTCGTTGCCGGAGGCGAGGAAGATCTGTGTCCTGGCATCGTTGGCGTTGCGCCCGTGTTCCGAAAGCTTCTCGGTGAAGGCTTCCGAGCCGCGCCGGAGGCCCTGGTTGACGAGACGGTTCTCGAGCCGGGCATAGTCGCGGTCGAGCTGCGGGTTCAGCCGTTCGAACATCGCCGCCTCGACATTGCGCCGGTACGGCTCGAAGTCGGTGTCCTGGCGCGACGCGCCTTCCGGCAGGCCGTCGAGGTTGACCGGCGTGTTGAGATGCTGCGAGAGCCGCTGCGACTGCTGAATGGCCGTGTCGTTGAGCAGCGCGCCCAGTTGGTTCTGCTGGTCGAGAAGCTTCTGCTGCGCCGGGTCGAGCGTGATCTTCTGGTCGAACATCGGTATGTTCCGGCCACCGATGTTCCTCGTCTCGACGATGCGCTTGGTCTTGACCTTGCCCGTCGCCTTATCGATGACCGGCCTGCCCTTCGCGTCGAGGACTTTGACCATCTTTGTCCGCGTCGTGTTCTTGACCGAGCCGAGCGGACCCGACACGTTGGCGTTGCCCATGTAGGCATTGGCAATCGCCGTATCGATGTTCGCCCCGCCCTGCGCCGCCGCGACCGCGTTCGGATCAGGAGCCGGAGGAGTTTTTGGCGTCTTACTCGACCCCATTGTTTAGTCTCCTAACCATTTGCACTCCTCGCGGAGCATTCCAAGGACAATTGCATCGGTGTCGCCGGGGAACGCCTTGCGGAGGCGGCCTTCTTCCACGAACCCGAGACGGCGGTCGAGGCTGAGAGCCGCCTCGTTGTCAACCGTCGTGATCGTCGTCATGCGGCGGCACCCGAGCTGAACGAACGGGTACGAAAAAAGCCGCTTCAGGATCTTGCGGGTGCACCATGCCGGGCTGTCGAATGCGGCCGACATCACGATGTCGCGCCCGGTGTAGAGGTCGAACACCACGCCGCCGAGCAGCTTGCCGTGGCGGAAGACGCCGAGCGCCGGAGTGCCGGGCTGAAACCCGTCCGTCAGGAGCGGGATGCGCTGGCGCACCATCTCGCAGATGGCCTCGTCCGCGCCGTAGACGACGCCCTCGACGATCCGCCTCATAACCAACCGCCCGGCTGATACATGACATCGACCTCCGAGAACTCGAAGGTCACGTCGAAGCCGTTGCCCGCCAGGACGACCGACACGGCCCGGCCCTCGCCGTAGACACTCTGCCAGCGCGAGCGGCTTTCGACCGACACGCCCCAGTCGGCGACATCCCACTCGGCCACGTCCCATTCCGGCCCCGCCGCCGTGCCGCCAGCGGGAGGAGTGACGTTCGGCGGGTTGGAGTCGTAGTCGAGCTTGATCTCGACGCCGGGGTTGTAGCCGACCGTCGCCATCATCAGCAGGCGAGCCGCCTGGAACACCTTGGCGTAGGGGCCGCCGCACTTGTTGTAGGCGAGCTGAATCGTGTAGCTGATCGGGTCGCCGTCGTCGGACAGGTGCTCCCCGAACTTGTAGGTCTTGCCCTCGGAAGTCCCGAAGAACAGGTCGTCGCCCAGGAGCGACCAACAGTTGGCGTTGACGCCCGTGAAGCGGCACCACGCGCCCGTGTCGATGTTGATGACGTATTGATAGGCGGTCACGCGCTCCTGCCAGGGCACGTTGATGATGACGAGGCTCTGCGAGGGGAACTCGACGATCTGCCAGCCGTGGCTGGTCCCGCACTGCCGATAGGCTTCCTGGAACGCTCCGGCGATCTTGTTGGTGATCGCCACCTTGCCCTGGCCGGAGCGGTTGACGCCGATGAGCTGCGACAGCAGCGCGACGCCCGACGAGGTGATGATGCCGATGTCGCCGCCGACCTTGATGAGGCAGCGGCGGCCGATGGGCTCCGATACGGAGTAGACGCCGACCAGCATCCAGTCGTCGGCGCTCGACGGGTCTGTGCCCTGGTAGACGATGACCTCGCCCTTCGAGGTGACGCCCACCCACCTGTCGTCCGAGCCGTCGCCGCCGTCCTCGGTCCAGGTGCCGATGGCGAGCAGATAGCCGCCCTTCTTGCACAGGGGTCCGAGCGGGAACTGGGTCGCGGCTCCGGTGATGGCGGCCGTCTCGAGATACCATGCATCGAGGGAGTCGACCTGGACGAACCACAGCCGGTTGGCGTGGACGGCGACGTTGACGAAGGTCGAGGAGGTCGCCCCGGTGACGTTCGCGGCCTGATTCGTCCAGGTCGAGCCGTCGTAGGTGTAGTAGTGGTTGGACCCGTTGACGATGCACAGGAAGTTGCCGCCCGTGGTGGCGAACATGGTGTGCTGCCAGCGGGCGCTGGTCCCGCCCGGCGAGAACGCGGACGAGGCCGCGCCCGCCGTCGTCACGTCGTAGACCTCTGCCGGGGCGGCGGCGAACAGTTTGTTGCCGCCGTCAGGCGGCGCGTACTCCATCAGCGTCTCGACATGCAACTCGGCCATGTCGGTCGCCCAGGACAGGTAGCCGCCGCGCAGGCGCACCCGGCCGTTGTCCGGGATGATGTTGTCGAGGATGATCGCATCCTCCGGCTTCATCGCGGACAGGCTGTCGCGCCGGTTCCACCCGCCCACGGGGGCCGGGAGGGTGTGGACCTTCGCGGTCGCCCGCCCGGTCTGCCGGTTGGAGAATTTCTTAAGGAGCCGGTGAAACATCAGCTTATCGTGTCGTAGTCGCGCATCGTGGCCCTGCCACGCGCCATGCGCGGCGTGGTGTCGGCAAGCTGGAGGCGCGGCTTGACGCCGTCGCGGAGGATCTGGTCGACGACCATCTTCTCGTAGTCGAAGCGGTCTGTCTCATGCTCCAGGCCCTTGTGCGCTTTCCAGCGCCACAGGATGCCCTGCTTGAGAATGATGTCCTTGAAGATGGTCGTATCGGTGTCGGCCAGGAACTCGGTCTGGGCCGCGCCGCCCGACGACAGAGCCCACTTGGTCGAGATGTACTCGTAGTAGATGCTCTGCCCCGCCGTCTGGGTCGGAGCCATCAGGAAGACATCGCCGCGCTGGAGGAAAACGGGGTCGGCAGGGACGATCAGGCTCGACTTGTACTCCTGCCATGCCTCGACGCTGATCGGCCCACAGACCTTCCTTCTCGCCGTCCGATTAAACATAGTCTCCGGGACGATGCACTCGAAGTCGTCGGGGATGCTGTCATCCCCCTGGCTGTCGGCAGCGAGCGTCGTGAAGGTATGCTCCACTCTCAGGCGGCTCCAGAAGGCGCGCTGGGACAGGGCATATCCCTCGACGTTCGCCAACTCCCACAGGAGCATGGCGTCGGGGTCGTTGGTGTTCGCCACGATAGCGGATGGGGTGGTGATCCCGATCCGCCTCGCGACGCCCTGACAGACGGTCAGAAGTGACAATGTTCCCTCCAGATCAGGCGCGGCGGCGCTTGGCCGGAACCGGCTCTTCCTCGTCGGCGGTCGGATCGACCCAGTCGTCGGGCGGGTCGAAGTCGGCATCCGACACAGGCTTGGCGGGGACGGCGGCGGGGCTTGCCGCCTGGATGCTCGCCAGGATCTTCTTCATCTCGGCAAGCTCGTCGCGCAGGACGGCGTTCTCGCGCGCCTGTTCTTCGAGCTTCTCCTCGACCACGGACGTGTCGAGCGCAGCCAGGAACCGCTTGGCGTTGTCGACGATGGCGCGCAGGCCGGGGATGCCCATCGTCTGGAAATGCGTGTCGGTCAGCTTGGCGAGCTGCTGCACCGTGGCGATGCCCTTGGTGCGCAGAACCTCGGCCTGCTCCCGCCCCAGGCCGCTCCAGGCGGCGAGCGGGGTGCCGTCTGCGGTCGGCTCGTGGCCCTGGAGCCACCTGTTGTAGTGCGGCTCGATGAAGGCCCAGCGCGCGGCGGCGAGGCCGATGGCCGGGTTGGTGGCCGCATTGCCGACGCCGCTGTGCGGGTCCTGGACGGCGCGCAAGCGCCTGATGGAATCCTCGATCACGCTCTTGTCCGAGCCGAGCGGGCTGTACTCGACCCAATGCTCCTCGTCCTGCTTGCCGTGAACCTTGCGGGAGCGGAACTCGGTTTCGCCGGTCGTCGGGTTGGTATGCTCGTAGGTTTCGTAAGCCTGTTTGTACTTCACGAAGAAGCGGTGGATGCGGATCTGAACGGGGTTGTTGTCCTGGGGCATGGGGGGCTCCTGCGGGAGGGGAGAGAATGGCGGGGCCGGAGCCCCGCCAGGAGGGATTAGGCGATGGTCAGATCCTGGTACGGCCAGTTGAGCATCGCGGGCGCGGTCGTGGCCGAGCCTGCGGCGGTCGTCAGGACCATGCCAAAGATGCCAACGGCCGAAGCGTTGTCGTCGTCGACCGCGCCCGCCGTTGCCGTCGTGTTGAGCTTCACGTTGGCGGCAGTGGCAGCCGCCGTGCGGACGGTTGCAGCGCCGTAGACCTGAAGCCAGCCGTATTCGCCGGAGGCGATTGCGGCCGGAGCAACGCCGACCTTGTCTCCGATGGCGTCGTTGCTCTCGGAAATGGGAGCAACGACCGTCTGGTAAGTCTCGTCGAACGTGCAGGTGTCGTTGGCTGCGATGGCCGCCGACGCCTTGACGAAGACGAAAACCTTGCCCTCGTGGTTGGTGTAGAGGGAGCCGAGCTTGTGGCCCTTGCCGGCCAGCACGTCGGCGGCAGAAAGGGAGCCCATGTAGGCCCCGATTTGGACAGACATTTCAGTTTCTCCGAAAAAGAGGATCGCAGGGGAGCGGGCCGGAGCCCGCTCGATTAGGCGGCGTCGAACAGGATGCCCTGGAGGTTCCGGTTGGTAACGACGAGGTTACCCATCCAGAACATCGGCACCACGACCGCGTCCTGATTGACGGGCTTCTTCTCGTCGTCCTGCGACCACTGCGCTTCCTTGTGCTGGACGAGGTAGAGGTACTTCGTGTTCAGGAAGTACATCTTCTCGGCGGTCGTGCCGAAGTTGCTGTTGTCGTCGAAGATGACATCGGCAGTCTTGTAGCGCAGGGCCTCGAAGCCCGCCGACGCGCTGTCCGAAGACATATACCGCTGCGCGTCCTGAAGGCTCTCCTCGTAAGCCGTATAGAGGTCGTGGCTGGAGAGGATGAGGTTGGGCTTGTCGTCGCCACGGACCTGACGCATCCAAAGGGTGTTCATGTACCCCTTGATGTTCGACTTGCTCCAGGCGTTGGTGCCGGGGATCTCGTAGAACTGGTTCGCCCAGAACGAGTAGGTCGCGGAGTTGATGCCGCCGACCGTGCCGGTGCCTGCCGTGGTGATCATCGACGCGAGGCCGCCGATCTGGTTGGTCAGGGAGCCGTCCGAATAGATGTCGACCGACATGTTGTTGGCGGCCGTGTTCTTCGCATTCTTGATGCGGGCCTTGACCAGATTGATCATGGCCTCTTCGGAGTTGTTCTGGCGCAGCTCGCGACCGTTCGCGGTGACGTGGATCGCAACCTGCATCCAGTCAAACTTCGCGGCGCTGATCACGTCGGACGCCTGGACGTTCAACGTGTCATAGCCGGAGTACCGCTGGTAGGTGCTGTTCTCAGCGTATTCCAGCGGCCGGGCGATCTCGTAACCGCCTGCCTCGGTCTTGATGCCGCCGTGGCGCTTGATATAGCGCAGGAGGGCGTTGTTCTCGGTGACGTTGTCGACGACCTCTCCGGGGTGATTGCGGAGGGTCGTGGATACCATTTCGGTGAAGGTGCTGTTGGGGGAGGGCATTGGCCGTCGTCCT